GATGTTTCTAGATCCAGCAGGGCCTGTAACTATTCAACGTTTTGAAGAAGTAAAATATAATAAGATTGCAGACTTTGAAAAGACTGCTAGGGGTTTCTTTTGGGTACCAGAAGAAATTAGCCTAACCAAAGATGCACAAGACTTTAAGGATGCAAGCGATGCGGTTAAACATATCTTCACTAGTAACTTGCTTAGGCAAACTGCTTTGGACAGTATCCAAGGTCGCGGCCCAAGTCAAATCTTTACTCCGGTCGTAAGCCTGCCAGAACTAGAAGCACTAGTCTACAACTGGACTTTCTTTGAAACTAATATTCATAGCCGCAGTTATAGTCACATTATCCGTAACATCTACAACGTGCCTAAGGAAGTGTTTAACACTATCCATGACACACAGGCTATCGTTAGTATGGCTAGCAGTGTTGGTCTTTACTATGACACACTACATCGCATCAACTGTCGTAAAGAGATCGGTGAAGAGGTTACTGAACACGAACACATCAAAGCTATCTATCTAGCACTACATGCAAGCTACGCACTAGAAGCATTCCGCTTCATGGTATCCTTTGCTACAAGCCTAGCAATGGTCGAAAACAAAATCTTCATCGGTAATGGTAACATTATCAGTTTGATTCTACAGGACGAATTGCTACACAAAGGTTGGACAGCTTTCTTAATTAATCAAGTTGTTAAAGAAGATCCTCGCTTTGCTCGAGTAGCACAAGAGTGTCAAGAAGAAGTGCTGCAAATCTATCGTGATGTCATTGCAGAAGAGAAGGCATGGGCCGACTATCTATTCCAAAAAGGGCCAGTCATTGGGTTAAATGCACAAATTTTGAAAGATTTTGTCGATTATACAGCAGTAGGCGCCTTGAAAGATATCGGTATTAAGTATTGGGGCAATGCTCCCAAGAGCACTCCGATACCTTGGTTTAACAAACATAGTGATACCAGCAAAAAGCAAACAGCACTTCAAGAGAACGAATCCACAAATTACGTTATTGGAGTGATGTCAGATCAATTAGATTACGATATGCTACCAAACATCTAAGGAATTATTATGGCAAAGTTACATGAAGAAGTAGTTGTACTAAAATTAAGTAAACTAACAAAAGATAAAAATCAAGACGAGGTCTACCTAGCAGATAATGAGTTTTGTTCAAGCATTGAACAAGTTGCTCAGGAGTTACTAGGTGATAATGTTATCGTTGAAGTGGAGAGAGCAGAATGAAATTACCTTATATAGGACTAATGGGTGTTGGTAGCGATAACACACTATACACCCCAAATGGAAAACAGTTATTTAGAGCCCCCGAGTGGGCAGCGTGGCGAATCCAACGGGTGCAGCATTGGATAGCACAAAAGACATGGAGTTAAGTTAGCCGCCATCCTTTAACACTTTTATACAAAGGATGTTTATTAACAAGTCTACTTACCGCCCCAGCATCGAGGTTGAATCTAGTTTTTAACTCGTGTTGGGTCATTAAAATTATATTAGGAGATTAATTATGAAAGCTATTATCTGGAGTCGTTATCATTGCCCTTTTTGTGATCAAGCAAAAGCATTATTAAATCAAAAAGGGATCGAATTTGAAGAACGTAAAATCGGTGATGGATACACAAAAGAAGATTTACTAGAAGCTGTTCCAACAGCACGTACAGTACCTCAGATTTTTCTTGATGATCGTCTAATCGGTGGATTTACTGAACTTAAGGCACACTTAAATGGCTAATACTACAATAACGTCAAAAAATTCTACAACACTCGACGATTTATTGAATGATTCACTGACTGTAGATATCTCTAACTACAATTATATTACAGGACCATCAGTTCTTTCTGGTTATAATGGAACTTACTCGTCAATTGGCACTACAGGATCCACTGGATTATTTGTTTCTACTAATGCACAATTTGAAGGCGATGTAACAATAAAAGGTGTTAGCATTTTAGAAACACTAGAAAAGATAGAAAAACGGCTATCAATATTACGCCCAGATCCAAAAAAGTTAGAGCACTTTGAGGCACTTCGCCGAGCATATGAGCATTATAAAACTCTAGAGGCACTGTGCGAGTTGCCGGATAAAGAAAATGAATGATCCTAAAGATCAAAAGATAGCAGCATTAGAACAGCAAGTGTCTAAGTTGATTAGGCAAGTTGGTGAGCTAAATCAGCGACTAGCATTCTTAGAAAGAGAGAACAGCCGCAGAAAGCAAGATGTAAACATATTGGCACAACGAAAAGGATAAACATGTTATTAGAAAAACCTATCGCTGAAGGCGATGTAGTTAGTATTAAATTGATCAACGGTGACGAAATCATTGCTCGATTAGAAAAAGAAGATCAATCGGGAATTACAATTAATAGGCCGCTAGCTCTTACTATGAGCGGGAGTGGATTAGGCATGATTCCTTGGATCTTTTTAGGTAGTAAAGAAACTATGACTCTAAAAAGAGAGCATTATTTTGTTATGGTTCCAAGCAAGAAGGACGCAGCAGATCAGTACGTACAAGGGACAACTGGCATTGCATTAGCTTAAATAGTACTTGTAAAAGGCGAGCAAATGAATGTCATCAAAACCAGTTACAAGAATTGGAGATAAAACAACAGGGCACAGTACTTATTTGCCGCGACCGGCAATTGAAGGTAGCCCTGATGTTTTTGCCAACAATATACCGATAAATCGAGTCGGTGATAAATGGGCCCCGCACGGTGCTAGACCTAGACGACGTGGCGATCGACATCATTTAGAAACTAATCACGTAACTTCAGCAGGCTCGAATAGTGTATTTGCAAATAACAAATCCGTAGCTAGAATTGGCGACCCAGTAGAAGAAGATACTATTGCAGAAGGCAGTCCCGATGTATTTGCAGGCGACATCGGTGCGTATGAGTTTGTCCCAGTGGTGGGTAGAGTGGTGATCGAAGGAAGATATGTTTACGAAGACACTCCTGCCGGAATTAGTGCTTTAGTTAAAACTGAGAAGAAAACAAGTCCAAACCTGCCAACTTACCATGAAGATGAACCAGGTAAGTCTACTGGTCCTGGAGGCAAAGCACCATCTGAAGGCCCGTTTCCTGGGCAACAACAAACTCCGCCCCCACCATCAGTTCCCCCGCAGGGATGTGTAAACAGCAAGTATTATAAATTAGCCGACAGTAAGATGCCAATTGCTGCACAAAATGGGCTAACAAAGGAACAAATTGAATGCAACTGGATTGCACTTTGCACCAACATATTGGACAAGCTACGAGATGCTGGATTTAATTTCAAAATTAACAGTGCTTTTAGAACACTGGCGTATAACAGAAGTATAGGCAGTAGTGATGGTTCGGATCATACTATAGGGTGTGCCGCAGATTTGTCAACAGGCAGTCAAGACGGTAACAAAGCCTTGTTCAAAGAGCTCTTGAAAAATAGAGACAAATATCCCTATAGCCAATTAATTTTCGAAGGCAACTGGGTGCATGTTGCACATAATGGTAAAGGTCCCAAGGGTGCAGCAACAGTAATGTACACTTATACAGGTAAGTCCCCAATTGTTGCAGGTGCAACTGGTCAAAATCTACCCAGCGATTTACAGGCATGACTCTTGACAACAGTGCTATAATATCTTATAATTGTAGCACAAGTTATAAACTACTCCAGAAAGGCATCAAATGTACACCTATCAAGTTTGGGTTCGACTGAATCAATATCAAACCGCACATGTTCATGTCACTGCCTCGGACGATATCCAAGCCAAGATGATTGCCGAAGCTCAATACGGGCACGGCAATGTTCTAAACTGGACTCGAGTGAGTTGATATATCGGGTGTTCTATTACATAAATAGTATGTTAGAGAGGACACCCGATGAGATTTAATGAGTTCGTAACTGAAACCGCAGAAGAAGATCGTGCAATTGTTTCGCTAGCCCTTGAGCTAACTAAGTATCTGCAGAAGTATTCTAAAGCTACTCGTTCTGTAGAAGTAGGCAAGATTGATGATATTGTGGACACCCCGCTTACAGCACTTTCCAACATCAAAATCCATCTAGCGACTCCGAAAGATATTGCAAATTGGTATAACGACCTTGAACCGGACCCTGCACAGCACATATCGGGTGATCGGTTGCTAGGGATGTGGGACGCGAATTCAGACACCATTTATCTGAACCTCAAGTCGTTGACAGATAAAAGCATAAGAAGAACTGTAGCTCACGAACTACGACACGCTTTAGACGATATAAAATCAAACTATGCAGCAGGAACTAGCTTTAGGTACAGTGACCGACCACGGAATCGTTCGTCCGCAACTGATCGATATCGGTCAACTGGTGCCGAAATCAACGCTAGATTTGCAGAAGTCCTATACGCGATGACTAGATATATCGAGTATGCAAAGAAGAACGAGATCCCGAACCCAAGAGAATTTATAATGGAAAAGTTCCATAAAATAATGGATCAATTGCACATTTATAATTATTTCCCAGAAAAGGAAAAATCAAAACAGTACAAGCAATTAATCAAACGGGCAGTTAATTTTATTGATAAAGAGCTCGCACATGTTTTTGGGCCAAGTAAATAAAACAGTATCAAATCTTTTACTACTTTCGCAGGGGTAATGTTTGCATAGCAGACTGTAGGAGTGAGAGGCTCCTAGGCTTGGTGGAGGCCCCACACGCCCTGGGAAGTTCACCGGAGTACTTTTAATACATGTTCTAAAGGAAGATGATATGAAGAAAATTATTGCATTAGTAATGTTAGGTGCAATGTCCTTGCCTGCGATGGCACAGCATTATCACGGTTTTCATCATAGACATTATCATAATCATGCTCGACTAGAACACGTTCTTGGCGGTGTTGCACTCGGAGTCATACTATACGACATTCACAACCGCAATACTGCACCACCGCCAGTGGTGATACAGCAGCCGCAAGTGATAGTCACTCGACCCCCGCAGTACTGTGGGCCTTGGACAGAAACCCAACATCCCGACGGAACTATAACTAGAACTAGAACCTGCAATCAATGATCGAGTCAGGCAACCAAAAATCAAATTCTGCCAAGGGGCGTGATAGTTTTGATATCACGTCTGGCGGGGCATTAGTTAATTTCTTCAATAGAAATGTAACTCCATATGCTACAGAATCGAGCGGGCCAAAGTTCGATCTTATTCCTGTAGAAAAACAAAAAGACATAATGGTCAATGTAGCACGACTACATGCCCAGCAGGAATATGATAGAATAATGGAGTTAGTTGCTGTTCTACAAAGACAAGCTGAACAGATTAAACGTAGACTAGAAATTACTGATGCAGTTCATGCAGCAGTGTACCAATTTCAAATTTATCATGGACATATCTATTGGTTGTGCTACGACTCTAGAAAAAGTTGTACACGACTTGTTCTGCACGGACCCACTGAGTGGTTCACTGGCAAACCTGAAGAGTATGAATACATCTGCAGAGTAAAATGGTTAGGTGACCATAGTTGGATAGAAGTTGATGATGAAGGCAACCCAGTAAGTTGATTATGTTTGATCCAGAAGATAAAACTTTAGTAAATTTTGCAATTGGTATAATAACCTGTGTTATTGTATTTGCGCTAGTTCTTTTATGAGTGTCGACAATATTAAAACTCATCTAAATGAAATTTTAGATAAGGAACTAAAGTTTCCGGATTCTAAAAATCTTCAGCAACGGGGTATTGCTGACAAAATTGAAGATGCTTGTAATGAAATTATCAAGTTACATTTCGATAACGTAACTGATGCACGAAGTAACCGTTCAATCGAAGACATAACAATAAACAATACCTACATAGACCATAAGAGCAGCGATGCAGCTCGAGACTTCAAGATGCCCAATTTAATTAGCATCGATAGGCTAAAGAAACTGGATCGACCATTATTGTATAACTTTGTGGTGTACAATAGTGCAGAACAAAAGATCATAAAAACATTTGCTTTAGAAGTTCATGAATTAAACTGGGATTATCTTAAGATTCAAAATTTAGGCAAAGGGCAGCTTCAAATTACCAATATGGCTAAATTTTTAGATGCTCCAACAACTACGTTAACAAAAGAAGAATGGTTAAACAAATTAAAGACTGAAGCGATCACTTTTTATAAAAAAGTTCAAATAGATGCAGGAAGACGACAAAAAGAATGGCAAGATTGGGTATTGTATTCCTTTTGAATTAAATATATACTATAAGTAACAGCGTAAACCTGCTGAGGAAACACTGGCGACACAAGGGTTCAAATCCCTTCATCTCCACCATAAGCATATTTGCAAAAGTAATAAAGAGACACGGGTGCTCACAGTTTGGGAAACTGACACAAGTATGCTTCTGATGGGGATGATACTGGCAATCGACCGACAGGATAGTACAAAGATTAGGCGCTCGGTAGGCGATGACCGTAAATCAAGCAAAACTAATAATTGCAAATGATGAGCAATTCTTGATGGCCGCTTGAGGCTATCTTGGGTAACTATACCTCGAAACAGAAAATAGTAATAGGGACTTCGGTCCCTATTTGTTTGATTACTAGTCCTTGACAGTTTCATAAAAATATGTAATAATAGCTATTGTACGAATTCACATTGACAAAGGATTGACCATGACAATGCACCTTCACCATCCAAGTCTTAGTTTTAATGGTAAAAAGAAGGGTAAACAAAAATTTCGAAGCGCTGAAGCAGCACGTAAAGCACGTGAACTTGATGAATCTTGGCAAGAGCTACAGAAAAAGTGGGGCATCTCGACATCTGACAAAAAGCCCAAGCGCAAAAATACAGAAGAAGCACTGGTCTACACTCTATCATCTCCAGCAGGGCGTGAAACTAAAAAAATTGCCAGTTTGGATACCGGACATGTTGGCGCAGTCCGAACAAAGGGTATTCCCCAATACACGGGTACTAAAATTAAGGGAATTGGTACGATGCATAAGAGCAATGCTGTTCCTATTTTTAGTGATGAAGAGGCACAAGATATTGCACGTATGAGAAGATAAATTAAACACATGAACAAGAAACTATTTGAACATGCATTTGCCGGAGAAGATCATTCTAAGCCCTATACCTTACAAGAAGCAGCCGAATTTTTTTGGGGACGCAAGCTAATTGATAAGGGGGAGTTTGCAGAGCAGGCGATATCTAAAAAAGCCAATATCGAGCAGAACGCCCCCAATACTATGGGGAGCGACTTAGTTGATGGTTCGGAGATAAAGTATTCCGAAGTCTATTACGACAAACGAACTACTTATGCCACAATTAGCGGCATTAAAAATAAAACCGGAACGATCCGTGCTTGGATATATGAACAGAATACAGAATCAAATTATTACTTTTTAATTCCCTATAAAGTGTATTCGACATACTTTACTAACGGAAAGAAGAGTACTATGAAAATATGGTTTAATAAGGATGGCACTCCTCGTAGGCCCAAGAACCATACTAATCCCGATCTATGGGATTATGAAGTAACTGAAAAAAAGTTCATGAAGTTTAAGGAATAAATATTCCCTAAACTCGAATAATATAAAAGACATAATATGTATTTAGGTTATCTTACTCTAATAACAGGACTGTTCTTATCATTGATAAGTGAGTTCTATTCTATTATTGGTCTCATGACCATTTTTTCTGCCAATCCAGTTCCTGTGGCAATAATGGGAGTTGCACTGGGAATGGGCAAACTAGTTGCCACTGTATGGCTCAAACAAAATTGGAAAATAGCACCGCTGTCAATAAGGGTATACTTGCTAACGGCGATATCTATTCTAATGTTGATTACAAGTTTGGGCATCTTCGGCCTGTTATCAAAGGCGCACAGTGACCAGACACTAGTCTCCGGTGATGTACAATCAAAGATAGCGCTGTACGACGAGAAGATTAAGACCGCAAAAGAAAACATTGATGCAAACCGCAGAGCACTCAAACAAATGGACGAAGCTGTAGATCAAGTCATGGGTCGCTCAACTACAGAAACAGGCGCAGATAAAGCTGTTGCAATTAGGAAATCTCAACAAAGAGAACGGGCTCGTCTACTTTCTGAAATTCAAGCTGAGCAGAAAATCATTAGCAAACTTAATGAAGAAGCAGCGCCAATTAGAGCAGAAATTAGGAAAGTTGAAGCAGAAGTTGGACCAATCAAGTATCTGGCAGCGTTTGTATATGGTGAAACAAGTGGCGAACTTTTGGAAAAAGCAGTAACATGGGTGATTATTACGCTCATTATAGTGTTCGATCCATTGGCTATAATTTTGCTACTATCCAGTCAGATAAGTTTCCAACATGTTAGAAAACAGAAAGAAGAGAGCGACAGCCCGAAAGAAGCTGAGCCAGCTGTAGAGGTTCAGCAACATGTTGTCACAGCACAACCAGTTGCAGAGATACTTCCGGAAGCAGTCGTACAAATTGAAGAGGATGTGAATCCTGTCAGCGTAGATAAAGTAAATGCACTTCTGGCCGAAGCAGCGCAAGAGTTGGAAGAACAGCGCACATCGGATCTAGATGAAAGATTTCCCGAAGTAAACGTCGTAGAAGTTGCAAAAACCTATATTCCAGAGAAGTCTATCCTAGAGCAGCATCCCTATTTGAATCAAGGATTTTCACATTTTCAAAATCTAAAACCCATAGTGCATCATCCAGAACCTGAAGTCAAAGCGTTTAGTGGTGACGATGCGCTGAACGCATTAATCAATGCAAATATACTGAACAAGGACGGGACTCTAAATAACAACTACAAAGTGCCAGTTGATAGTTCTGACGACTACCTCGATGAGCCGTTGTTTGTTCAAAATGAAGAACAATCTGCAAGCGGATTATGGTCAAAGACTGCAAAGAGTATTAGTCAAACTGAATACGAGCAAGCCAGTATACGCAGGCAAGACGTTACTATTAACGAATGGATTGATAGAATAAAATCCGGGGAAATTAAAATGTCCGACGTGCCCAAACACCTGATACCGGATGTAAGATCGAGAATGTAAATATGGACGGAAAAGTTACATTAATAACCCCACCTGATATTTTTGAGAATGACTCATCAAGTATCTTACTTATACACCTAAGTTCCGAGGATCAGGAGAGGGTAAGCAAATGGCTTGCAAAATCAAACCTATCAAACAACATCAACATCTATTTTTTTAACGACGAATCTGATGTTCCGTGGCTGCTACATGCTGTATCAAGATGTGAATATAGATTCATTGATTTGAACAACACATCAGAAGTCACGTCTGCTATAAGCGGCTATATTTTGGGTAAGAAAAACACTTATTACAAAGTAGATGATGAAAACCTATCCGCAATATATCACTATATTAATCAAGATAGGATAACTAATATTGAATCATTCTTAGAAAAGGCATTTAATGAGTAAGTCAATCCATGACCACGAATGTGACTTTTGTGGTAAGAGCAAAGAAGCTGTTGAAAAATTAATTGTAGGCGAGCAGGCTGCAATCTGTAATGAGTGTATCCACCTCTGTGTTGATATCTTGAAAGATAAACCAGAAAAGGTGCGAGATCAATCAAAACTACTAAACCCAGTTGCAATCAAAGATTATTTAGATGAGTACGTTATTGGGCAAGACGATGCTAAGATAAGTTTAAGTGTGGCAGTTAGCCAGCATTACAAGCGTATTAACAATCCCAGCGACGACATTGAAATAGAAAAGACTAATGTGCTGTTACTTGGACCAACTGGCTGTGGTAAAACAATGATGGTGCGTAAAATTGCACAGTATTTGGATTTGCCATTTGCTATTTGCGATGCAACTGGTCTCACAGAAGCAGGCTATGTAGGTGACGATGTTGAAAGTATCCTAACTCGGTTAATTAACGAAGCTGAAGGTGATATTGAAAAAGCATCTCGAGGAATCGTGTATATTGATGAAATTGATAAAATTTCAAAGAAAAGTGAAAATGTAAGCATCAGTCGAGATGTGAGTGGCGAGGGTGTGCAGCAGGCGTTGCTTAAGATGATTGAGGGATCTATCATGAGAGTCCCATCGTCAGGTAAAAGAAAGCACCCCGGAACAGATATGCAAGAGATTGATACTCGGGGAATACTGTTTATTTGCGGTGGTGCCTTTGTAGGTCTTGACAAGATTATTAAGCAAAGAAGTAACGCAAGGAGTGTAGGATTCCACGCTAACATTGATAACGACGAAAAAGGTGAAAATGTTTTTGAGCAAGTACTAACAAAGGATCTTATCAAATACGGCCTAATCCCGGAGTTTGTTGGACGGTTTGGACTTATTACGCACGTTAATGAGCTCGATGAGTCACAATTAGTGGAAATTTTAACTAGTACTAAGAACAGCCCAGTCAAGCAATATCAGTACATGTTTTCAATAGATGGTATTGATTTAAGATTTGAAAGTCAGGCTCTTTTTGAGATTGCGCGGCGGGCAAAAGAACTAAAAACAAATGCACGTGGCTTAAAAAATATCATTGAACGAACACTTTTGCCTTATCAATTCGATGCAGTTGAGCTAGTTTCCAGGGGATTGAAAGAAATTGTGATAAGTAAAGATACAATAGATGGCAAACCTGCTATCATGATTTTTGATAATAAGAAAAATGAGCAAACACAATAAGTTACGTGGAAATAGTGTAATCGTCGGCGACTTACCATTAAATGTTGCATTGAGAAAATTCAAGCAACGAGTAGAAGAGTCGGGCATCTTAGAAGATACAAGGAAGAAGATGTTCTATGAAAAGCCTACTACAACAAGAAAACGCAAGGCTGGCGCAGCCAAAGCTAGGTGGCAGAAGCGATTGCGTGATAACGAATTGCCAAAAAAACTTTACTAAAGTACGCAACCTCAACATCGCCCAACAGATTAGTTTTGTTGGGCGATTTCTTGTTGACTTTCCAATACAAATCGTGTAAAATATAATTTTATAGAAAGATTTATATGGCAAAGCATTTGATGGTTGATATGGAAACAATGGCGGTAACGCCCGATGCCGTAGTGCTCACCCTGGGCGCTGTCCATTTTAATCCGTACGGAAACGGCGTCGGGGATAGTATCTACTTTAGAATAAACATCGACGATCAAGATGCTTTAGGGCGATCAGTTGATCCCGGAACTCTAGAATGGTGGGGGAAACAAGATCCAGTTATTATGGAAGAAGCATTTTCCGAAGAAGATAGAATTCCGTTAGTCGAAGCAATGGACCGATTCCATAAATTTGCATGGGGGTGCAGTCACTTTTGGTCACATGGTGCTACATTTGACCTAGTAATGTTGGAAAACATTTATCGCCAAATTGGAAAACCTTTGCCTTGGAACTATTGGCAGCTTCGTGATACTCGAACGCTTTTTGATTTAGGGTACGATCCAGACATGCCAAAAGGTGAAAAACACAATGCGCTCCAAGACGCCATTCGACAAGCAGTTGGTGTACAAAACATTTACACCAAACTAAAAATTCGAGAGAGGTAAGCAGTTGACTTTGGTGTAATTTTCCTATATAATAGACATATAGTGAAACAACTTAGGAGTATCGAATGGCACGTGAAACAGTAGCACAACGAACCGCACGCCTGGAAACAGAGCAAGCACAACGAGAAGCAGTAGCGAAGGCTACCTACATGACTCGCGTCATGTCTGTGCTGGAACGTGCCACAAAGGCCAACTTCGAACTGGAAGTCCGGGACAGACTGTTTGTTTTGGAAGACCGTGATGATCGCCGCGGCGGAACCTATCGATTCCCTGCAGAGTGGAGCCTTGATGCAGATAATGCGCTAGATTCTCTGGAGTTTGAAGTTGGCTACAAAGAGGAAGCCATGCGTGAAGCGGCTCGCCGTGCCCAAGTCCGCGCTGCCGCTCTCAGCAAGCTCAGCCAAGAAGAACGCGAACTGTTGGGGCTTTAATTGTATTCAACAATGAAAGACTCTATCGAGTATCGCCTAATCTCTGCCTACTACGGTGATCGAAAGGCTCGCCGTAGTCAAGTGCCTCTCATCAACCATATTGACGAAGGGTTAACGATTCTGGATGCAATTAGCGCAACCGAGCATTCCAAACGAGCGTTCTGTCTACATCCACTGCTACAGAATGATGCGGACCTCAAGGGCAATTTTCCACTAGTTGCTGCCAGTACCGATGCCCACACTATGATGTTGGCAATGGAATACCGCAGTGTGGCTAATGAGTTTCTAAGCGATAAAATTCCATCGCACAGATGGCGAGAAATCCGACTGAGTCCACTGTTCGAAGTAAACGAAATGCTAGTAGCAGATAAAGTCCAAAACATGAAAGACTTTATGACCTACCATTACGGTGTACATGAACGCAGTGATGAACTGTTGGAATACTTTGAGAAGTGGTTGAGTGCTTTGGATATCAACAAAGACACTTACCAACGCTTCTGTGAAAGAATTGATAAAGAAAAAGCATTGACACCCAGTTAAGTTGATGTTATACTAAATACATAGACAGCGATAGACGCTGTTCTAGACAAATATACAAAGGAGTTTTGTATGTCAAAAGTAAACAAAGAGTCCGCTCTGGACCGATATAAAAAGACTTACGCCTACAGGGCACTGCTACAAAAGCACACTCTAACCGAAACTGGCATTTGGCGAGTTCACGGCGAAGATCCTAACTGCGATCTTGGTGGCTACCATCACATGCCCGATCTGGGCACATACGAAGACCGACTCGAGGACATCATTGCTTATGCTGTCACTCTGTCTGGCTTCTGGCAATGGGGCGCTGGTGGCGAAATTGTTAAACTCGGCGCACCTATCAAGATTGATGCCGAATCCAATGCCAAGCGAGTAGCTGCCGAACAAAAGGTTGCTGAACTTGAAAAACTGCTCGAGCAAGCTCGCAACGAACTGGAGTCACTGTAATGTCAAAAGTAACTACGTTCACTATCAAGAAGGTCTATGCCTTATCCGCAATCAACAAAGCGGGCAAGCGTGTCTACTACGACACAGACAGTCATTCCGGAGGCTACCCTTACTGGAGCGATTACCTAAACCAATTCAAGACATTTGAAAGTCTAGATAAGATTCCTACTTTCAGCAGTACCGATTACATGCGAAGGGACGTTACCACTATCGAAGTTCTGGAAGTTGAGATCCGAGCTAAGGTAGTTCAAACTACCGAACTGGTATCAGAAGCCAAAGCAAGAGCCATGGCAGAAATCGAAAAGATTCAACGAGAACTCAGCAAAAAAGTTGCCGCACTGGAAGGAATGAAATGAAACAGTTTGAAATCTCTGTAAAAATTCTAGTCAGTGTACCAGATGACAATAGTTTGGGCATGAGCGCAGATCAATGGGCCGGCAAAGTCGCTGGCGAGTATGCTATGATGGCTCTGAAATACAAAAGCATTGGCGCTGATGAAATTTTGGAATATACAGTCAAGGAGACCGAAAATGTCTAAACCCTATAACTCCGTAGTCCTAATCGGACGTTTCCAACCTCTGCACAATGCTCACCTTGAGATTATCAAGCGTTGCACAGCATTGACTGACCATTTGGTTGTGATTGTGGGCTCGGCACGTCAACCGCGAACCTACAAGAACCCCTTCACATTCGAAGAACGAGGCCAAATGATCCGTAACGCCACAGCTGGCTTGAGCCTGAATGTGCATGTCGAAGCCAACGTAGATACTATCTACAATGACCAAGCATGGGCTGTTCGTGTGCAAGGCATTATGAGCAAGTACCGTTGCCTGGGCCGCAAGGATGCTATTATCGGACACAAGAAGGACGATTCTAGCTTCTATTTGGATATGTTCCCACAGTGGGACTATGTCAATGTAGAACAGATCGAACCTCTGGGTGCTACAGACATTCGCGATCTCTACTTCAAGCATAGTTTCAACAGCAACTTCATTAAGAATGTTGTTCCAGAAACTACCTACGACTTCTTGATGAACTTCCGTAAGGGAGAAGAGTTTGCACAGATTATCCGTGAACGCGAGTTTGTGGAAAACTACAAGAAGCAATACGCAAGTCTGCCTTATCCGCCGATCTTCGTAACTGCTGACGCTGTTGTGATCCAAAGCGGACACGTATTGATGATTAAACGCCGTAGCGAACCCGGCAAGGGCTTGTGGGCACTGCCTGGAGGATTTGTAAATGCCAACACCGACCGATCAGTTGAAGACGCCGCAATCCGCGAACTCCGCGAAGAAACAGGCATCAAAGTCCCGGCACCAGTCCTCAGAGGAAATATCCAGCGTTCTAAGGTTTTTGATGCTGTTGATCGTAGTGCTCGTGGTCGTACTATTACTCACGCATTTTATATCCAGTTGCCAGATGGCGAACTGCCTAGGGTAAAAGGCTTGGACGATGCTGAAAAGGCTCGTTGGGTACCGATCGCAGAGGTCAAGTCAGAGGAGACCTTCGAAGATCATTACGAGATAATTTCTCACTTCTTGGGCAACTGAGAGGCAATGAGTTTATTCAAGGCTTCATGGTATGTGTTCAAAGCACGACAAGCGGCTGTTTTACTAGGATAAGAAATGCCATTCACTATTACAGGTTTAGAGTTAGCATCACCCATTCTTTTCGCTTTTATTTTGGAAGCGTCTGATTGTGCTTGGGTTCTCGGTAGTTTGCCTACCCTGGACATGTTTTCTCTCATCCTGTCAGTAGCCGGTCTAGTTTTTCCGAATTCAGCAACTATTGCCTTTTGGTGTTCTGTTTGTGTTCTACCCGCAAATCCGTTGAAGCCTTTGAATGAACCACCGTCTAATCCAGATTCCGGCTTGAAGTTGAGCCAATCATCGGAATCAGTGATATCCATTACCTCTGACATTTTTAGTGCGGTTTCTACTAAACTATCAATGTCAGTAAACAAGCAATACCAAAGTGTAACAACTTTGTCTTTACCGTGGGCTTTGATATGACGACTCCAATGAATGCCGGAACCGTTATACCGTTCAACATTGCTTCGGGCAGTTTTCCCGAAGTAGAGTTTACCCGTAACTGTGTGTTGTTTGATATAAAGGTAAGTTGGCTTGAACTGTTGGCGATGAAATTCTGTTATAATCATAATAGTATTTATCCCAATCACTTTGAAATTGTAAAATCTGAAAGAGTAAAATGAACGAACGAATTAAACAAATTACAGGACAGGTATTAGATGAACTAGTACCCGAAACATGGGTAGCGTTAGGATACGATAAAATTAAAGAAATTCAAAATCGTACCGCCGAGTTGATTGTGAAAGAATGTATGAATATTGCAGATGGACAGAAGAAACAGGTGGAGGAAATGGAAGTGTATAACCTTCAGGATGAGGTCTGGAACCGGGCAAGAATACAGCAAAGCCAACAAATTGTAGATAAGATTAAACAACATTTCGGAGTTGAATGATGGTTACATTGCCCAAAGATTTTGTTGCTACTCGATATCCCGGTTACTTTTGGAACGTCAAAGAAAAGAAGCTCTATACAATTAAAGTGACTGGTGAACTTCGCCCAATGACATTTAACCGTGGAGGCACTTGGTATGGTGTGAGGCACGAGCCAGGATATCAAATCAGTGTCAAAGGCCGTAAACGAAAGTACACAATGGAGTATCTGGGCTCGCTTAAAGCCACTACTGCCATCCAGGAAATTGGAGTTCAAAAATAATGGTAACTGTTGTTTCTAAGCAACCCCACGCCAGTGTAGTACGGGAAGCGATTTGTAGAAATTGCGGATGTATGCTACAATATGTACCTAGGGACATAAAAGAGCGTGTAGTTAGCGACTACCTCGGTGATCGAGATATTATCCGATACATTGAATGTCCAGAGTGTAATGACCAAGTAACTGTGAAAGGATACTAACATGCCCTGCCGAGACTTTTATGATGACAATCCTGGCGCCTACTACAAGGACACCATTGCAGGTCTTAAGAAGCAAGTCAGCTTTGCTGAAAGCGCCCTGTGTGCTGCTCTTAATGCTCTTGAGCATGTAGACAGCCTTGTGGAAACTGTTGCACCCAAGCAAGGCGACTTTTACGATTGGCTGGCTTTTGAAGGCGCTGGCATTAAGAAGAAAGAACTTGTGGAATGGCACACTCATCACAGGATCCTCGATGCCAAACATCGTGCTGAAGCAGAAGCTCGTGCTCGCGAACATCGAATTCGCAATCAAGCATTGGCTAAACTGAGTGCTGAAGAACAGAAAGTTCTTGGGATAAAGTAATGGTTGTACTGCCTAAAAATTTTGTAATGACCAAGTATCCAGGTTACTTTTGGAATGTAAAAGAGCGCAAGCTCTACAGCATCAAAGTAACTGGCGAACTGCGTCCGATGAAATTTCACAAAGGCGGAAACTTTGGATGGGTTAGAGTTGAGCCCGGATACCAAGTTAGTGTAAATGGACAAAAGCGCAGGCTGACATTGGACTACCTCAATACTCTAACATCTGTATACGGGTTCGAAGTAATTGGGGTTAAACAATGAGTTGGATCTATCTACTCAACGTCGCCTGCATCTTTTTCAGCTGGTGGTGCGCTAGTACTTGCCGGCAATGGAGTGGTGCATGGTGGCTAAACATGTTTGCTAGTGCTCTTAATGGTGTAATTGTTTTGAAAGCTGTACTATGAGTGGTTATAATTTTGATTTTGCTGTCAGTGCAAAAATCAGCGAAAAGGTAGTTGTGGAAATGATTACCCGAGTTGTTGAAGAGCAAACTGGCAAGAAAGTTTCCAAAGTGGAAATCAATATGAAGTCAGTAACCAAAGGCTGGCAACGTGACGAATACACCGAGACTGTGTTCGAAGGCGTAACTGTTCACTTTAAGGATAACCAAAATGAACTTCCGTAGTTGGTGTCAAGAGAAATGGTATGAGCACTGTAACGAGTTTGAAAGCTGGTTCAAGCGCCAGCCCGATTACTCATCTAAAGAATATTTTGCCAAGTATAAGTATTGGCTCAAACGTGAATATAGGTTTCAAAATGCTAAAACACACTAAAGGTAACTTGTTAGATCTTGCTGAGGCCGGTGAGTTCGACATTGTTGTCCAAGGCTGCAACTGTTTCAATACAATGGGCGGCGGCATTGCCCGAGAGATTCGAGAACGCTATCCCGTAGCAGCCACAGTCGATAACGAAACACTGCGTGGTGATTACAACAAGTTGGGCAACTACACTACAGCATTTACTGGAAAGTTTTTGATTGTAAATGCCTACACACAGTACAACATGAGTTCGGGCGAAGATGTATTTGAGTACATTGCTTTCCAACTCATTCTCGAAAAGTTGGCTTTTGCCTTTCCGGGCAAGCGGTTCGGATTTCCTTACATTGGCATGGGCCTTGCTGGTGGTGAAAAAGACATCATCATTCCCATGTTGGATATGTTTGCCGAACGAGTTGCACGAGAGGGCGGTAGTGTTACTTTGGTGGAGTTCGCAAAGTAATGATATACAAGATGCCACATGCCATTTGGGATAAAGTAACCAAATACCATTCTCCTGATGGTAAAGGTGTCCATGCGTATAGTGAACTGGACTTAGGAGACTTTGCTAAGATTATTCAAAAAAATTATGGTTTGAAAGATCTTGATAAATGTGACTTTCCGGAAGACGATAATGATTCAGCATGGCTGACACCCGGGGGTGGCGAACTGTATCATTATCGAGTGGTGAATAAAAAGTTGTTCTCATTATTCTTGTTAAAGTGGGTCGACTAATATCTTGAGGTTTAATAAATGAAAGTTGGTGTAACAGGAACGAGGGAAGGTGCCAACGATAGGCAGCTCAAGCAAGTTGCTGAGTACATGATGAGTCTTGGTCCTGGACACGAACTTCATCACGGAGACTGCCGCGGAGTTGATGTCCAAATTGCTGCTATTGCTCGGTATTTGGGTTGGCGTATTGTATGTCATCCTCCTAAGCTAACTGAGCAACAAGGATTTTTTGGCGGAGATGAGATTCGTGCTAAAAAAGGATACATGGAGAGAGACAGACGGATTGTAGAAGAAACGGAACTGTTGATTGTGGTTCCGCTTCAAGATGAATGGCAACCAAAAGGTGGTACTTGGTACACAAATGACTATGCCATTAAGAAAGGTAAACCGGTAAAGGTATTTTATCCAAACCGGTGAAGAATAGTTGACACGGGATGGGGTTAAACAATGAGTGGATTTAATACATACGATGAGTGCGTAGACTGGTCAAAAGAATATATCGGTAGTCAAGAACTATGGATATTCGAGGATCACGACGGCGAGTTCCACGCTATTTCGCCGGTCAACGGTCAAGCAACATT